AGCCATGGCTTGTTCGAATGCATTCATTTCTGTGGCAAGTTCGCCATAGAACTTATCGATGTATGGCTGAATCTTTCCTTCGCAGACTTGGTCTAGGAAGTCAACTTTCTCAGCAGTAGTCTTATCTGGCACGAACTTGTTTACCAGATCTTCCATCTCGATATACAACGAGTCAGTATCTGAAGCGATGACGTAGTCTTTGTCAGTTCCGAGGAGTTTGCGTAGATATTCGTTCATGCGATTCATCGCCCACTGGATGGAAACCTGACCTGACAGAGTAATCGCTTCGGCGAGGTCATCTGAATAGAAGCGGAAGTATTGATTCGACAACGCACCATAAGCTGAGTTAAGTGAGATCTTCTTAGCCATCTGCATATTGTTATACTGTACGATCTTACGTTCTAGTTCCTGATTGCCTTTGTCGTTCTGCAGTTGCTTCTGACATTCAATCATCATCTTCTTGAATCGTTTGCGATCCTCGTAGTATTTCTTCATGAGCGCAGGTAGGAAACCCTGCTTGTCGCGCGAGAATACTGCACCATTACCAGCGACGGTTTGGTTTTTAGATTTAGCTGTGGTGATTGAATCTTGCCAATGCTCGGTGTTCTTTAGAACTGAGTCTGGTCTGATTCCCATTAGAGTTTCGACGAAGCACTCAGGCGAGATGTTGTACTGCATGATTAGATGCGGATACAGACTATTCAAGTCAAACGAAACAACCCAGTTGTAGCGACCGACTTCAGGATGCTTAACGAAAGCACCAGCGATCTGCGCATCTTTACGACTATCTTTCTGCATCGGAATCACGACACCTTGGTCGCGCAGATAGTTGTGAATGATAACATCCCATAGCAACACAGAAGTCATCGCGTCACCGTAGTTGACCTTGGCATCATACGCAATAGCACAAGCCTGTTCGATAAACTTCATCTTCTGCTCGAGTTTGACAACGAGCGAAACGTCTTTGACGTTGTACTCCATATACAACTGATGATTGCGCTGATACAGATCGTCTAGGTTTGTATAACCTAGTTCGCGATAGTCAACTTTCTTCTCGCCGAGTTCTACCTGAGAAATATAGTCAAGTGAATACTGTTCTTGTTTGATGTAGGTAAACTTCTGATACAGCTGAATGTAGTCAAGAACTGGAAGTCCAACCAACTCAACGATGTTCTGTTCGCGTCCCATCTTGTCGTAATATGTACGGAACTCCGTCATATTCCAAGGCGACATCTTCTTGGCTTCTTCCTCGTTAATCTCATTAGCAATACGCTGATACAGATAAGGAATATCGAAGCCATCTACGTTCCAGCCAGTCACGATATCCGCATCAAGCTCACGCCACTTGCGAATAAACTTCATCAGCATTTCTTTTTCTGAAGTGCACTCAACGTACACGATGTCTTCGTTGTGCGGGATGAATCCTTTGAGTGCCCAAGAATAGTAAGTGATGCCATCGCTGATAGTGATAGCAGTTACAGCTTTGTCAGCTGTCTTTAGATTAGGGAAGCCACCGCGCGAATCAGTTTCGATATCGAGATAAGTCACACGAAGTGCTTTTACATCGAAGTCCATTTCGCCTGGATACTCATCGTTGATGTAAACATATGGCCAACGATTCATGCCATAGTATTCAAACGACGAGATATCTTTATATTGTTTAGCAAAGTCACGTGCTTCACCGATAGAGTCAAACTGAATCTTATCAACTTGCTTGCCGTCTAGCGTTTTGTACTGGCTAGGTTGCTTGGTAGGAACGAACAGATATGGTTTGTATGCGATGCGACGCTGGACTCGTTTGCCATTTTCATAGCCACGAACCAGCAGATCGTTTCTTCGTTGTTCAACAGATGTGTAAAACTTCATTAAATCTCGCTTTTCTTTTCAAAGAAATATCGTTGTAGCTTCATCTCTTTGTTCAAAACAAATATCATACCAACATCAGATAGCGAACTGTCGATCTGACGCTGAACCCCTTCTGCGCTTATCATATCGTTGTCATGTTTGAAGTTATGAATCTTCCCTTGCGGATGTCTATCCATACCATCCCAACATTCGTCTTTTCAATCAGATTCAAGAGTTGTTCCATCATCATTAGATTACATACAGCGTGACCGATGTGACGCGCTTTCGATTCATGGTCGATATCGTCACCCATCTCAATAGCAGCAAGATGTCGTTTGACACAGCCGATGTATTGACTCATCGGTCCACCCTTCGCCCAGTTCCATGGCGCATACTTGTTAGCACCATAAGCAAAAACATCGGCGGTCGATTTAAGAAGATGGGTTGGTACTAGGTCGTACCGAGTTTTATTTGCATTGTAGCGAGCGCATGTGCCAAATTCCTCTGACTCAAGGTCGCCCTGTGCTGGCTTTTCTTTCTTACTCATAATCTCTCCAAAGTTGGAGTGGGCATTGCACCCACTCCAATATCATACTATAAAATCGCGAATTAGTAAAATTATTTACCGATTGATGTCAACCAAGCAACAACTTTTTGTAGCCATGTTGGTTGTTTATCTTCAGCCCAGACAAAAGATGCTGGTTCTGGTTGCTTTGCGTTGTCGCGGAAGAAAGGCATTTCAACTACTTCTGGTTTTGCTTTTTCAGCTTTCTTAGCAGAAGCAAGATTACCATCTAGCTTTTCTTTCTTTTCAGCCTTCGCAGCAATTGCCTGAACGCGAGATTTCTTAGAAGGATAGTATCTCTTCTTTTTCTTCTTTGGAGTAATAGCATCTGCAACAATTTTTGCTGCTTGTGCTTTATTCGTTGGTTTCTTTTCCATTATTATCACCTTGTACAATTGTAATTAAATCGGGATCAAAATAGTTTTGTCCTTTTAAGACTTTACCATCCTCCCTGTATATTGGCTTCCCGTCCAATCCTAGCTTAGACATGTTAGAACGATGCACCTCGTTAAAACATTTATCTAAGTCAATACCAAATGCGTGACCTGCACCATACACCACGTATAGCAAATCGGTCAGCGCATCAGCAACTTCGACAATATCCTTGTCACGAATTGCTTCCTTCAATTCGCCCAGTTCCTCTGCAATCAATTCAACTCTTAGTTTGCAGACATCTTTCGTTGGGAACTCAGCTTCGTGCTTTACTTCTTGGTTGAATGTGTGCATAAACACACCAACACTTTCAAAATTACTCAAGGTCTCGCCCCTTCTTCCATTATAAAATTTGTCAGTCATATTAAAACTTCTTCCCAATTTTGTATTTGCTAATCAATTCCCACTCATGTTTTTCTTTGTGAGGAATCACTTTAATGAATTTCATTGGAGCTTGGTTTTCTTCGCTCAACTTAGGATTCACTAATTCAATTAAACCCCAGTCAGCCAACAAGTTCGCAATAGTATTTCTACGCGCAAGATCTTCATCATCCAGCGATGATGGCTTTCCGTCTAATGCGAAAAGTTCTTTGAAATGCACGATGTAATACTTACCACGCTTGTGTAGTATATGGCATGACTGATACAAGGTTTTGTTTTTCTCTGAAGCCACGCCAACTCTGGTTAATGTTTCTTTAACTTTTAGAAAATCATCTTCCTGATGTAGCTTCACTTCGATAAAAGTATCTAATGAAGTCATTTTGTATTCCCACCTTTTTGTAATTTTTGTAATATAAGGTCAATCTGCGCGGTGGTTAATACTGTAGAGATATCTTTTGCTTTTTGAGCACTGCAACCATAATATTCGGCGAGTTGCATGACAATTTCATCCTTACTAGCTTTAGCCCACTTCGAAAATCGTTTGTTCTTACGAATACTATTTAGTAAATATTCATATTGAAGCAGACCATCCAGCTCTGGGCGCATGTTCATATCATTTGCGTACATGATGGTGTCTGGGAAGTAGGAAAGACCTCGGTTGGTTAGAAACGCATTATACTGCTTCTCGGCTAGTTCTGGGTTCTCGGTGTCACGAATCAGGTTCTTCTTAGTATAGGTTATGCTGTTGGTGTAATCGAATGGATTTGACATGTTACACCCACTCGGCTTCGACCATAACTTCAGTTAGGAACGCGACCGTATTGATTTCTTGGTCGGCAACGAACGCTGACTGATACTG